ATATTTACATATCAGAGAATATGCAATGGACGGTGACACAGGACAGTGGTTTCCGACAAAGAGTGGTTTTGCACTACCTGCAGATGAAGTTTGCTCTCTATTACCTCTCCTAGAAGAAGCAGCGGAAGACGTTAGTAAAAGATTCGTGCATTCTACTCAATTTGAATTTGAGTTTGGAGAATTAAATGAGCGTTAAAGCGTGGAGTGATGAACAAGAAAATGAATTAATTTCTTTATACACTAAAGATGATATTAAAGATGTGCATGAACTTGCTAAACATTTTGAAAAAGGGTATCGTAGTGTAATTAGTAAATTAGTTCAATTAAAAATTTATGAAAAGCCAAAGATTGGTGAAGCAGAAAAAGGACAGACAGTAAAAGTGATGCTTCGAGATCTTGAAGACCTATTAGATATTCAAGTTGAAGGGACAAATTTAAATAAAAAAGAAAATTTATATAAACTTCTTACAGCTATAAAGGATAAACTTAATGCCAGCTAATAAAAGTTATATGTACGGACAAGAAGTAAACTTTGGAATATTAACAAATAAACCAAAAAGAGAACCTTATTGGGATTACATGGCTCGTAGAGGAGCAGGAGGAGGAACAATGTTAACTACTGAAACTACTACAATTACTGATGAAGTATACCCCGCAAGAGAAGATGTACCAGCTGATCTTTGGGGTAAACCTGTAATTAAAGGAAAAGTAAAAGGTTCTGTAGCTGCTTTATCAAAAGCATCTGCTGCAGTAAATAAAAATGAAGCACTAGCTAAATCTGCTATCCAAAGTAATCATTCTAGTATGTCAGATGCAGTAAATCATCCTCCGCACTATAATAAAGGTATTGAAACTACACAATATATTAAATCTTGGGAAATGAATTGGAATCAAGCTAATGTTATCAAATACGTTTCTCGTTATAATTTAAAAAATAAAAATGATGTAAATATACAAATACAAGATTTAATGAAAGCTAAATGGTACTTAGAGGATTTAATTCGTGAATTGGAAAAATATAACCCATATTAAAAAATTTGATGCGCCTTGGGAACACTATATGTTGGACAATTTTTTACCAGAAAATTTATATTCTTTTGTAAAAAATTATCCACTTCAAGAAGGTGTTGAAAGATGCTTTATGAATAAACATCCTAAGTTTTACGCATTAAAATATTGGTTTGATAAAAAATTTAACATCCCAAATACAACATTTAGAGGAGAGATATCAAAAAATATTTTGCATAAACCTCACTCAGATGATCGTTTACGAAAATTAAGTATAATTGTAACCATTGATAGAAGTCATAAGTCTATTGAAGGAACGTATTTATATGATAAAGATATTAATTTAAAAAAAATAATTCCTTGGAAAAATAATAGAGCATTAATTTTTACTCCTATTGAAAATATTACTTATCATGCATGTCAAGAAGATCTTGATTTTAAAGAAGAAAGACGTACTGTTGTAGTTAGTTATGTTGATAAGAAAGGCTGGAAAGATAAACATCAATTATGGGATTAATAGGCGTAATTAAATATAAAACAGTTAGTGAGAGATTTCCTGGAAAACATACACGAATATTTGCTAATAATAAAAACTTAGTAGAAATAAAAATTGATCAGCTTCTATCTAGCGGAGTAGAGCATATCTTTATCAGTACAGATGATGAAAATGTACATAATACAGAAAACGTAACATATATTAAAAGAGACAAAAAATATTGTAATAATACTACTAAATTAAGTATTGTGCTTAAAGAAGTTTATAGTAGTATTCCTGTTGACGCAAATCAAGATATTATTTATACTTTATCCTGTTGTCCTCTATTTTCTCGTTATGATGAGATGTATGATGAATATTTAAAAAGTAATACAAATCAAATTGCTGTACATCCAAGCACACATTATTATTTAGACGTTAATAAAAGACCTATTAATTTTAATTTTGGTATGTGGCATTCTTACTCTCAAGGTATTGATCCAATTTATATGTATCCATATGCAGGAACTCTATGTAAAATGTCTGATTTACTTGAGGTTAATTATCATATACCAACAACTTTTAATTATTTCAGTATGAATCAATTTGAGGCTATTGATATTGATTATGAAGAAGAATTTAAACTTGCACAAGAGGTTTATAAATGGAAATAAATCAGGTTCAAGATAGTTTTAAATTTTATTTTTATAGAGGACGAATACCTTTTAGTTTAATACATAAACCTCTTAAATTAAAATGTTTAAATGAAATGGTAACTCAAATTCTTACAGATTGGGTTCGTGCTTGTGATGCTGGAGCAATGTGGGATGAAAAAATAAATAATCCTGTAACTTTTATAATTCCTAATCATGCTGGAACAATACCTAATCAATATGAAATACCTCAGATCATTGTACCTGTAGGAAATATAAGAGTCATAACATCTTTTTTAAGAGAAGATAAAGATATAGATGCAATAGTAGTTACTACACTTAGTTTTTTTGGTAAATTAGATAGAAGTCCTTTAAGGATTCATTTAGAAAAATTATATCCTGAACCAACAATAAAAAATAATTCTATTACTCTTGCTCCTGTATACCCACCAGACTTAGTTGAAGAATTTTCTACTAAAACAAAAACAATAGAAAAAATTAAAGATAAGATTGGAATTAAAATTTCAACTCATGAATTTCAAGGTATCCCTTCTATTGAGACTACTTTTTCTACGGGAAAATCTATGAAAATTTTTTCTGGTAATCCCTTTAAGGCAGCTAGAGATTTAATAAAATTTTTAAATGAAGAATATAAAACGATAAAAAATGAAAACAATTAATTTTTGTGGAGATTCTTTTATCCCAAAAGCTGAAAGAAAAGATTTTTGGCATTTAGTTTTAGCAGATATGTTAAACGCAAAAATAATTGGATTTGGTTTACGGGGAAGTGCTCATGAACATGCAATGAGAACTTTTAATCCTGATGCAGATATTACTGTATTTGTATGGACAGAACACAGTAGAGTATATAACAAAAAAATTCCTTTTGGAAATATAACTTCTATTACTGAGAGATTAAAAACGTCTACATCAGCAGATTGGTACAAACCCTTTTCAACAGGTAAACCTGAAAAATTAGATTCACTTTTAAAACTGTATTATATGTATTTATATGAAGATGACATTTCAAAAGAAAGACAAATAAGAGATCTTTATTGGTTTGATAAAGAACCTTTATCTAAATATAATGGTAAAATTATTCATCTTTTTAGTTTTGATGTTACCTATAAGTTTAAAAATGGAATTACGTATAATACTCCTTTATATAATATAGCTAAGTCTGACCCGTCTTTACCAAGAATAGGTAAATTTTCTGTTCCCAAAGCTAAATTTTTAGCTAAAGAAGTGTATAATCTTATTAAGAATTAAATTATATTTTGACAATACTCTTTATTTATGGTAATTTATATTTCTAACAAGGAATTTAGGCATGAACTACCACCAGTTAAAGAACTACGTTCTTGAGCATTCTCATAAATATTATGACTTATCAACGCAAAGCATCTCCGATGCAGAGTGGGATCAAGCTTATGATAAACTTGAAGCAATGGAAAAAGCGCAAGGATGGCGAGACTCTAATTCGCCAACGTTGAAAGTAGGTGGCGCTGTTGGTAAAGTAAGTCACCCTTATACCCTTTATTCGCTAAGAAAAATATATGAAAAGGACGAATTAGATGAGTGGATGGATATCCGCACCCCAAAAATTGATGGGACAAATCTCACAGTTATTTATAAGAATGGAAAATTACATTTGGCGCTCACTCGAGGGAATGGAGATCGAGGTGATGATGTCACAGAACTCGCACGAGAAATTACCAACATCCCTCAAAAAATCACTACCGATCACGCGCAAGTCGTAATAAATGGCGAGTGTGTCACAGACAACGATGTTGAAAACTTTCGCAATTATGTCAGTGGCGCGTTAGGCTTAAAGTCGCCAGAAGAGTTTCGTGAAAGAAACATTCAGTTTATTGCGCACGACATTCTTTCGTTTACAATGAATTATACAACTAAAATTAATGTGCTACAGAACATGGGATTCTTTACTGTATTAGATGACGGTGCATGGGAATATCCGTGTGATGGTGTGGTATATCGCTGTAATGATTGGCAAAAGTGTAGTAATCTAGGCTATACATCAAAATATCCTAGATTTGCTGTGGCACTAAAAAGTCGAGAAACTATTACTGCAATTACTACGCTAAAAGAAGTACTATGGACAATTGGCCGCACAGGAGTTGTTGCTCCAACAGGTGTAGTTGATCCTGTAGTACTAGATGATGCTACTATCTCCCGAGTTACCCTTCACAATATAGAACAAATCGAAAGTCATAATTTAGGTTTTGGTGATCGTATTGAAATTGAGCGGGCCGGAGGAGTTATACCTAAATTTCTACGAGTGATTGAACATTCTCCGCATAATCTAAAAATTACTAAGAAACATGCAGAAGAGAGTGTTAATTGTAAACTAAAACGAGTGGGACCAAAACTTTTCTCAGATCGTGCTAACTCTACTAAAGTTTTGGAACACTTTATAAAAACACTAGACATTAAAGGACTTGGCCCAGCAAGTGTAAGGAAATTAAAATTAATGCACCCAGTTGACTTATTTGATAATCCTAACTGGGATATACTTGGTGCAAATGGGGCAAAAATTGAAGAAGAAATCGAGCGAACTAAAACTAAGCCCTATTCACTCGTACTTGCTGCTCTTGGTATTCCAGGAGTCGGAAAACGAGCAGCAAAACTCATTACCCGACACATTTCAAGATTTCATACTCTACGAGATATTGAAGTTACCGAAATTAAAGGAGTGGGCCCAAGCACGATTGATAGCATTCTCACATGGTTGGATGAGAATGAAGAATGGGTGGAAGCACTTCCACTTCAACTAGAAGAAGATTTAACTGTAGATGAAGTTCTACAAACTCCTAAAAGAAAGATTTGTATTACTGGCAAGATGGATATGACTCGATCACAACTAGGAGAACATCTTCAAAAATATGGATTTGCAGTAGCATCTACTGTTACAAAAGATTGTTACGCATTAATCTCTGGCGGAGACTCAACTAGTTCTAAATTTAAAAAAGCTGAAATGCAAAATGTTACTATTTTAGACTATTGGAAAAATAAGTCCAATATATTAAATGGCGAATTTTAAGTTTATTATAAATTAACCAAAACACAAGATTCCGCAAAATTAATCTTGCTTTGAATACAATTTTCTCTTATAATCATTACATAGTCAAGAAGACAACAGCTTCTTGAGCAA